CGTGTCGTGGCAGCTGCCGTGAACAGCGTAGCCAGCCACACCAGCGTGTCCTGCGAGGTGTAGTTGATCGTCTTCCTCAGGAACACCGGAGCGGCAGTGGCCCCGTCGACCGTCCCGGCGTCGAGGAGCCGGGCTCCGGGAAGACCGCCGCCGGTGTCGGCGTAGATCCCCAGCCGGATCAGCGACCCGGACTGGCCCGCTCCCTGGGAGTAGACCCCAATCCGGTCGAATATGATGCCGCTCTTCAGCTCGAACGGCACGTAGTACATCATGTCGTTGGCGAAGGGGACGAACGTGCTGCCGACCGAGCCGTTCGCGTACCAGAGCGACTTCCCGCTCGTCATCCTCCGGCGAGCCTCGGGGCCGACGGCTCCGGTATCGCCCTTCACGCCCTGAGGACCGGTGTCCCCCTTGGGACCGTCTCCTCCGGTGTTCCCGCGCGGGCCCGGATCGCCCTGAGGCCCCTGGGGACCCTCGGGTCCGGGGTCCCCCTTGGGACCGACAGGTCCCTGGGACATCCCGGCCAGGTCGAGGGGGTTGCCCGCGGCGTCGTAGAGCGCCACCCGTCCTGCGATGGCGCTGGGATCGCGCTTCGACCCTACGATCAGGAGGGCGTCCAGCGTTCTGGGGTCGCTCACAACGCCACCGCCTTCGCCTCGAGCCAGGTCATCTCGTTCTTCATGTAGTTCCAGGTCCCTCCGTTGCCGCCGCCCATGATGGCCTGGAGCTGGTACGAAATCCCCGCCTTGCAGCGGAAAGAGCCTGCGATGTTGAACCCCTCGAACTGGTTCACGCCGCTGTGCTGAGTGGTGACCACCCAGACATAGCCGAATCCGTCCTCGTCATCCGGGATCAGACGCATCCCGTGATAGAGGTAGTGGTACGCGGCGTCGTCCTTGCGGTTGAGCGCCATGTTGTGGATGCACTCCAACTGGAAGGCCACCGCCTGGGACGGCACGGTGAGGATGAGGCTCGGCGCGCCCAGCGTGGCGGTGACCTCGAGCACGTGATACGCCGTCGTCCCGTTGAAGCTGGCCGAACGGTATGCGCCAGCCGTGCATCGGATCTTGTTTCGCCAGAGAATGCTCTGACCCGGATCGCCCTTCGGGCCTTGGACTCCGGCAGGGCCCTGAATCCCCTGAGGCCCCTGAGCTCCTGTGGCTCCGACTGATCCCTGCGGGCCGGTGTCGCCCTTGTCGCCCTTGTCGCCCTTGACCCCCTGCAGTCCCTGAGGACCCTGGGAGCCGGTGTCGCCCTTGGGACCAGCGGTACCTGCCGGTCCCTGAGCGCCTGTGCTACCGGTCGGTCCGGGGGGACCCTGCTGACCGGTCGTCCCGACAAGACCTTGCGGGCCCGTGAGCCCCTGATCACCCTTGTCGCCCTTGTCGCCCTTCGGGCCGATGAGACCCGGATCTCCCTTGGGACCGGCAGCGCCTGCCGCACCCTGAGCCCCGATGTCGCCCTTGTCGCCCTTCGGTCCCTGCGGTCCTTCGGGGCCGACTGGACCAGGATCGCCCTTCGGCCCCTGGGATCCGGCGGCGAGGTCGATCGGGTTGCCCGCGGCGTCGTAGAGCGCGACGCGACCCGAGAGCCGACTCTGACTGCGCTTCGTGCCGGTGACCAGGATGGCGTCCAGAACCGCTGGGCCGGTCGACTCTTCAAGAACCGTCATTCGAATGCCTCCGGGTTGGCCCTTAGGGCGATGTAGGCGTCCATGAGGGCCGCCACGTTGTCGATCTTCTCCTCCTGTCTCCGCTTCAACAGCTTCCTGTTGCCGTTGGTGTCCTCCATCGTGATCGCGTTGCCCATGGCGAACTGCATGAGCGCCTGATCGAAAATGAGGAACCTGTCCTCGGAGAGCTTCTTGATCTCGCCCAGCGGGACCGACTCCGTCTTCGCTCCCTGGATGACCTTCTCGATCCCGAAGGGACCGTTCTCGGCCTCCCACCTCTGGACGAACGTCTTGGCGTTGTAGGGGTCGTACCCGAGCGCGCGCACGTCGTACTCGGTCTGCTGGATGAAGTTGTCGAGATCGTCGTAGACCTCCATCATGTCCAGCACGGTGCCGGGCATGACGTGCAGCGATCCCTCCCGGATGAACTCGTCGTACTTGGGACGAAGGCCCGGCTGGATCAGGAAGAGCGTACGCTCGGTGATGTAGCTCCGAGTCTTGACGCCATACCTCTCACCGCCGAGCGGAAAGAGGAACGTGAAGGCGCAGAAATCATCGCCTTGCGATAGGTCGGCTCCCAGGGCACAAGGCATCTGCCAGAAGTCTCGAGGACGATGTGGAAGAGTCTCCTCGTACGTAAAGAAGTACGTGTAGCCCTCCATCGGAATCCCGAACCGCTTCGCGAGAATGTCATTTCGACTCGCTGGAGCCTTTTCGGCCCGTTCCACGTCAAGGTGATACGTCTCATAGGTCACCGTCAGTCCGAGGTTGGGGTTGGCCTTCACCCACATGGCCGGATCCCCGACCTCCTCGAGCTCATCCAGCTTGTAGTGCCAGATCGAGACGTGAGGCGCGTGGTACTCGCCCTTGAGGATGTCGGCGAGTTCCATTTTGATGGTGTCGCCGGAACCGTTGCGGACGGTCCCCTCGGAGCTGATGGCGATGATCAGGAAGTCGTCCAGCTTCGACGCCCCCTGCTCCACAGCTCCGACGACGTCCTCTCTGAGGTCGCCGGACAGCCACTCGTCGATCGTGGAGATCTTCGGCCGCAGGCCCTGGAGCTTGTTGATGGCCATGGGGCGGATCTCGCACAGCGACCCGGTAAGGAAGTTCTCGATGCCCTTCTTGGTGGACGCCAGCTTCTGCCGGAGCATCCGGTTCCCCGTGGTGTTCTGCATCGAACCCTCGGTGAGGAACTTGAAGAGCGGCCCGCGCGAGCGCGTGATGGCCGTCCTCATCGGAGACATGGTCTCCTCGGCCTGCTTCATGGTCGGCGCCGTGGCGACCTGGTGGGTCGTGGACGTGTCCACGCACATGAAGTAGGACTGGATCAGCGCGGCGTACATCGACTTGGCCGCGCCTCTGGCCACGATCAGATACTGCTTGGTTACCAGCCTCTTTCTGATCGTCCGCTTCTCGTAATGGCCTCCGTAGTCCCCGTGGGTGGGGACGTAGACGCTGCGCTCCACGAAGTACCACCAGCCGAAGACCTGCTCGGCCCACAGCTTGAAGCTGAACAGGAGGTGGAGGTCTCCGCCGTCCGTGAGGGTCATCTCGCCCTCGCAGAACCGGTTGAAGCCCTCCACCGCCTGGTCGTCGTAGTAGATGTTGGGATTGGCGATGAGCGCGTCGATGCGGTTCATCTCCATCGAGATCTCGCGGTTGACCGGTATGTCGCCTCGGACGACGGCCTCGCGGAACTGTCCGTAGTAGACAGGAACTGCAGTATTGGACAGCACCGGGTGACCTCCTTCCTATGCGAGCAGTGCCGCGGCCTTCCCGCCCTTCTTGGCGGCTCCGATCGCGACGCCCCTGGCCAGGCCTCGCTGGATCTGCTGCTGCCCAGCCGTCTCCAGCTGCCGCTTGGCGAACTTCTTGCCCTTCTTGGTGGCGAGCGTCTCCACCTGGGCCTCGAGCTGGAGCCGCGTGGAGAGTTCACGGAGCTCCTGCGTCGAGAGGGCGTCGGTGCCGCTCTTCTTGAGCTTCTGCTTCTGGACAGCGGCGATGATCGCGTCCGTATGCGCCGGATGCGACTCCCCACCCCTGGTCGAGACCTTGGTCCGACGCCGGACCAGCCCGGTGTCGATTTGCGTGCTGGTCGAGACGGGACGTTCCTTCCGGACGCCCCACTTCATGCCCTTGACCCCGAAGTGGGAGATGAACTCCTCACCGCGTTCGGTCGTATCGCTCATGCTCACCTCCGCGAGGACGTCGTCGTATTCGAGACGGAACTCGGGGCCTTCGTAGTCCCCGAACCAGAGGGCGATGCGGTCGAAGTCGACCCATCGGATACCGGGGTAGTCCCGCTTGTCCTCGCGCGCGGGCGCGCCCGGGTAGCCGAGTGTCAGGTGCGGGATCCAGTCGCCCTCGTGCTGGTCCGCATTGTCGTAGGCGGTTCGGATCGGCGTGTGCTTGAGGAGCTGACCGCGGAACTCCTCGAGCTGCCTGCCGCTCCAGTTCTTCTTGAAGAACAGGACATCTGCCTCGTCCTCACCGAGCTTCCCCCGGTGGTCTACCTCCAGCATGAAGGGCCCCCGGTCCCAGAAGTCGACCGCGTGCTCGACGAACTCGAGGATCTTGGTCACGTTCGGGACCTTCAAAGCGTCGCCCAGATACAGCAGCGTGCAGTGGGGGACCTTCTCGCTGGAGATCTTGTGGACGTAGTCATCCTCGGAGGGGATGGCCACGATGACCAGGCTAGGCATCGTAGACCACCCCCGGAGGATCGGGATCGACCCATTCGGTGTCTTCACGCCCGACGTTGAGACGCCAGATGTGCTCCCGAACCTGCTCCTGTGCAGCAGAAAGCAGATATGACGTGGTGGGCGGATCGAATAGCAGACGCACCTGCAGGTACACGCACGTCTTGATCAGCGAGAGCTGAGGATGGTCACCGAACACGTCCTGCCAGACGACGGTGTCGTCGGCGACGTACTCGGCGGGGACCAACCCCACCTGCTCGAGTGTGGAGAAGGCCGAGTTGATGTGAGTGATGATGTCGAGATCGAAGGATTCGTCCGAAGGACTGATACCGAGGATCTTCTTCGTGCTCAATAGGATGCTCTCTTCCACACTCCACCTCCTTTCAGCTGTGAGCGGTTGTCAGATCACGTCTGCGAGCGCCAGGACGACGATGCAGACGGCCGCGGCGACGAGTGCCACGACCAGGAGTTGAGCGGCGGACATCTAGTCCTCCTCGAACTCCTTCTCGACCCCGGAGAGGTCGGCGGGCTCCTCGCGCTTCTCGGAACCCTCCCCCGACGACTCGTCCATGTCGTTCGGGTCGATCGGCTCCGACTTGAAGGAGCTGTCGTCCCCGTCCTCGGGGAGCTCGGGATCGTCGACCGGCTTGGGGTCGTCGGTCCGCTCGTCTGGGTCCGACTCGGAGTCGTCCTCCGAGGAGTCGTCGACGGCGTCCTCGCCCGGATCGGCCTCGTGGGCCCGCTGGGCCTGGTCGGCCTCGGCGGCCTGGGCGTCGTCGGGCTGACCCCCCTGCTGCTCGAGCTCCTCCTTGGTCATCTCGTCCTTGGGGATCTCCTGCTCTTCCATCGTGCCTCCTTCGATGAGGTTCGACAGGCCGTCGATGCCCATCAGCCCCTCCAGTTGGCCGGGTAGTCCCGGATGTCGATATGCACGAACGTGGAGTAGACCCCGAGCCCCCCACGTCCTCCTCGCTTCTTCCGGCGGATGTTGTTCGCGAACGCCGCCCACTGGTTGGGTCCGCCCCTGGCGAACGAGACGTCGGCAGCCTGGTCGTTGCCGTCGTGCATGGTGTAGATGTGGAAGCTGTTGGGCTCCCCTCCTACGTGCGCGTTCCACGAGACCGTCCGGTATCCCGAATGGACGGTGCAGGGCCCGAACTGCTTGCGCATGGGCTCGAGGAACTGACGGCACAGGTACTGCAGCCCGTTGTACTCCCTGGGCTTGACCTTGGTGCCGTCCCTGCAGTCAAACTCCTCGATGACGAAGTGCTTGGAGAGACGACGGCGCGTCTTCCGCACGCTCTTCTTGGCCTTCTTCTTGGCCTGCGGCATGAGACCTCCTTGTTGGTCACCAGAGCTGGGTATCGCCAGGGCTACGTGCAACGACAAGACGCGGGAGCAGGTCCTTGTTGCCGTAGTGAATAGCGTTGTGCGTCCGGTGAGACGTCGTGATCAGGTACTCGGGGTCGAGGATCCACCCCTCTCCGCTGACGATGTCCACTTCGGTCATCGGATTCATGTGATGAATCAGGAGAGGGCCGAACACGATCTCGTACCCCCGAACACCCAGGTCGCAGCCGTTGTCTCTCACGATGACTGCGTTTCGTGCCCACTTCCACTCCGGAGAGGAGTAAAAACGTTGGTTCATCCACCGGTCGAACCCGAAAGTGGTCTGGCCGACATGGCCGTCCAGTTTCAGGTATTCGAAGCGCTCTTCGAATGATCCGAGGCGTTCAAGCTCGGAATAGCGCCTAAGCGTTCTCGTCATGGTCCTCAGTCTGCTCCCCGGAGCCTGAGTAGGACCTCATGGCCGCAATGGCATCGAGATACAGCTCCTCGATCCTCTGTTGGCTCTCGATCGCTTGTCGCTTGACCTGCAGAAGTTCGTTCTCGTGCTCGATCCGTTGTTGCTCGAGTCGTTCTCGCGTCGAACCCATCTTGAGGAAGTGGGTGATGACCTGGGAAGACGCGGTGCCCTGATTGATCTGCTCCTCAGCGAGGTCGTAAGCCGCTGAAGAGATCTCAAGCTCGCGTTGCTCTGGAGAAGTCGCCGGTCTTCTGCGTCTTCTTCCGGAGTCGGGAGCTCTTGCTCTCGCCATACGGCGACTCCTCCTTTCCTTCGTAGGACTTTCACGAGAGTTCTGAAGCCCCAGGACCACGGCGGCAGAGGTCACAGGACCGCCGTTCTCCCAGCCCTGAGGCTTCAGGACCCCCGGGAACCAAAACACTTTGTGGAAAATGTCCCCCCGGGGAATTTTTTGGG